GAGTGATTGCCTCATGTTCAGTTAAGGTTTATCCCTGTGTTATGTGTTACAAAAATACCCCAAAATTGTGGCATTTGACCAAATAAGTTAGCAATCGAAGTGGGCGCGAATGAATAAGCCACATTGCTTGTTGTAGCAGGTACGGCTAAAGATGCAACCAAACGCAAGCACCCAGCTTTAACGCCAGTATTGGTCACGGTTTCGGCTGAATCCGTGCCATCGAATACATCAGGATATGTAGGCGTGCCAGATGCTATCGTTAAATAGCTATACGCCCACACCTCAATCACTGTGTTAATAGTTGGCGTAGTGCCAACCGTGATTTGCCCACTAACAAGGTGGTCTAAGTCCTCATTTGTGGTGTTATCTACCGCAGTTGATTCCTGCCCTGCCACCCATGTTGTGCTAGTAGCCAATGACGCAAGCGTAATCGTTAGCGCGGTGGTACTGGTACTTGGATAATTTACTTTAATGTCAGCCATTATGCAGGTAAAGCTGTATAGGTTAAGGCTGTCACTTCAACAGTGTCGCCAGCAGTAATCGTCAAGCCACCACTTAAATCAAAGTCAGAGCCTGAAGCCGCGACCGCAAAATGAATGACTAACGTGCCGCCTGAAGTTTGCAATGAGGCCGTTGCTACTGGTGAAGCGTTGCCAGTGGCATTGGTATCATCGGTAATCGCATTGGCTGTGGCTGTGCCACTGGATGAAGCGGCGAAAGCTGTGGCTGATAACGGACAAGTTGCAACTGCTGTGCCTGGTGCGCCTATTGTGCCTGTTAGCCTGAATACGAAGTTACCACTTGCGCCAATAAGTGCGGTGACCGCGTCTGTTGCTGCGTTTCTAGCTGCTGTGCTGTGGGTGACTGCCATGGTCGTTTCCTTTTTCTGTTGTGTCTACTTTTCCGATAAGTTCGTATGTTTCTACCTTGCCAGTGTCTTTGCGAGTGACTTTCACTGTCATCTTAACTTCTGCTGGTTCGCCTTTTAAATCGTTCATTGTAATGTCTCAATAGATGATACTGGTGAGCCGCTTTCGTCATAGATGAGCGTGCGTTTTTTCGGAGTTTGAGCTAGTTGAATCAATTGTGTAATAGCTTGCATGAGAGCTTGAGAGGTTTGCGCTTGTTGTTCGGCAAGCATTTGCTGTGAGTTCATCAATTCTTGGACTATGCCTGTTTCCATATCAGCCGCCTCTAGTTCAACCTCTAAATCGTCAGTTTCATTCGCCTCTTTTTTACTCATGCCAGCAATACGAAGTTTATTAGCTTCAGTCAGCCGTGTTTTCTGCATCTCAAACTGCATTTTTTGGCCTTCAATCTCTTTTTGGCCTTGTAGTTTCATCTGCTCAACTTGTAATCTCGCTTGTTCGGCTTGTTGTGCGGCTTGCATTTTCATCTGTTCTAGCTGCGCTTGTTGCTGTAGTTCAGCTTGTTTAGCTTGTGCTTCCATTTGTGATTGTTGCTGTTCGGCTGCATTAGGGTCTGGCTTAGGCTTTTTAGCGGAATCTGACATCTTGTCAAATGTTTCTTGATATTGTCCCTCAATCGTTTTAGAGACTTTGTAACGGCGTAGCGCAAACATGAATACTTCCATCAATAATGGTGCAAGTTCAGGGGCCATCTCTACTGCTGGCATTACCTTAGCCATAAAGTCAGCTGTGCCTGTCAATAGCTCGGTTGCTTGAGCCTTTTCCATCTGCTCATCAGCTTCCACCATCGAATCAGTTTCGATGTCAATGCGGAAGTTACGTGTTACATCACTTCTTAGCAGTTCAAGTGCTGGCATGACATAGGGCATGTCCTGCTCTGTGAAGTTTTCAGCACCAGACATTTTGATGATGGTTTCATCACTGAAAAACTCGCAGATAATCTGTGCTTTTAGCCTGATTAAGTCCCGCGCAAACCTTGCCACATCCATTTGCAAGAATCTAATGCGTAATCCCGCATAATTAGACTTGATTTGCTGTGCGCCTAGCGTCTCATTCGGGTCTGATTGACCTCTTAGTATGTCTGCAATACCTGTAATCTCATAGATAACAGATTTGATTTGTTCGCGGGCAAGATATAAGTTATTTAATGCGCCCACGACCATATCTAGTGGTAAGAAATCGATTGTGCCTTTTAAGCCACCTTTCTCACCAAACATGCCCCAGTTATCAACAGGGATAAGCGTATTAGTTGTGCCTTCACTCATCAGTCGTTTGATTGAATCTTGACTAGCATCGTATACGCCGACCACCTTCACCGCTTCAATCAATAATCCAATGCGATTTGTAACCATATCAAGCTCGCGTGCTTGGTCTTGGTACTGAACATAGTCAGGTACTGGCACGAGTGAGTTGGTGGTGGTGGTAGCGTATAGCGGTTTAGGACATGGGAAGAACTCATCTAGTTTAAGCGGGTCATCACGCTCATCTAGTGCCATGTCCATATTCTGACATAGCCATATTACCTTGCGAGTTTTCTTATCCCATACCTCGTAAATAGCGGCTTTCTTATGCTCTGGTCTGCGGCCTTCTGCAATATCGTCTAGGTTGACTTGCGCTTGGTCAATGGCAATATCATCAATCTTGTATCCGCGCTCTTCAGCCGCATCACCAAAGCGAGCTTGCAAAGCCTCTTTGTCCATCAATACTTTTCGCCATACGCCTCGCACCTCTTCCCATGTCTTAGATGATGAGTGACCGAAGTCCATCCAGTTCACATAGTCAATCGGCGCGCATTCTTTGGCTAATACTTGTTCATACTCCTCTTCTGCATCGTTTTCGTAGCCTTCAACATCCTCTGTAATTTGACCAGTAACAGGCTCACCTTGCACAAATGTCGGCTCATAGCGTATCCATGCAATACCACGACCAGGCAATAAACGGTCATAGAGTGCGTTTTTAATGGTGCTGTCAAAATCTGCGTATTGTTCTACTTCATACTCAAGGCAACGCTCAAGAATGAGTGATGCTACACGCCCAGCAGGGTCTTTATCTTTGTATCTGCGTGATACATCAGGCTTAGGCAGTTTGTTATAGACGGAAGGGAATATGGTCTCTACGTTGGCCCACAAGATATTGAAGCGAGCATCACCTACAGTGTCAATACCATTGGCTTGCATCTTGCGTTCATCACGATAACGCTCAACAATGCGCTTACTGCGTGATAACCAGCTCTCAAACTCCTTGTCATAGAGCTTGATTTCCTCTTGCCAGTATTTAATCATTATGCAAACACTAATGTCACATTAAGTGTATTCGCAATCACAACGTATAAGCCATTGACAAATGATACTGGCAATGGATGCCAGCCAATAGCGGGTGTAATCGTGCCAGTGATAACTGTTGTGGTGGTGGTAGTGGCACTGTCATACAAGATAATTGTGCCTGTTGATGTGGAGTTCACATAAAAGCCTAATAATGCACCAGAGCGAGGGCTGATATTGCCTGTGCCTGTAACGTTTTTATATGCGCCTGTTTGTAGATTGCCTATTGCCATGATTTATCCTTTTATAATCGCTTGCTTTGATTCTTGGTTTCCCATAACTCATTGAGTGATACATTGATAACGCCTGATTCACCCACAGATATAGCTCTTAGTGTTTCGTCTGGGCTAGGTGGTTTAAACTCTTCTTTCCATGCTACTGCCAGCATCCTGAAAGCATCAGCCCCGTGAGAAGTCCAATCGTGTCGCGGCTTCTCTCTAAATGTCTTTCTGTCCTCATCAAACTCACGCTGATATTGCCTTAAGCAATCTAGCCCTTGTTCAGCCTTGTAATCGAACCAGCAGCGTTTTAATGCTACACGCCCAGCTTGTATGCCATCTTGCACACTTAGGTTGGGTACAATGCGTAATGTAGCCATTGTCAGTTCAGCTGATAGCATCTCAATCACTGACTTGCCACCACTGGCTAATGTCTTAGCTCTTGCGTCATGTGGTAGCCAATGCTTACCATAGCGATATAACCTAGATTTAATCTGCTCGGCATAGTGCTGAATAGTCTGACCATTGTCAGCGTAGTAATCGAGTACGTGTATCTCACCCGCATAAGCCTGATACCACCATATAGCAGTATCATCTGAATAGCCTAAATCCCATGCAGTGTGTACTTCATAATCAGGGTTGTATTTAACCTCTGTAAATCTGTTCTCGGTCTCTAACAGTGATATTTCTTTACCATAGAATGCGCCTGTAATGGCTGCATCAAAGTCGCATTCAAACTCTTGCAGGTATTCATTCTCTGGCATGATAGCCTTGAGGCTAATCAACTCATCACGGTCAATTAAGTCAGTCTCACTGGCCTTGAGTATTTGTAAGAACCATTTGTCTGGGTTCTTCTTAGCAATAGCAACTAGCTCACCAAGTAAGTTAGCTCTGCCTTTGGGTGTGCCACTACAATCAAGCCAGCCTAGCCTATCAGCTAAACATGGCAATATAATCTGTGTCAGTACGTTCTTAGCAATGCCTTGCGCTTCATCAATCACAATGCCATCAAAATACACGCCACGCATACGCTCTGAATTTTCAGCACCGTATAAGCGAATGATTGCGTTATTGTGGCCTAGCGTAATGGATAAGTCTGATTCGTTTACTTTGCCGCCAGCACCTTGAATGATTGGTGCGGTGTAGTGCTTAAGATATAACCAAGCAATGTCTTTGGCTTGTACATAGTAAGGCGCTAAGTATCCGAAGCGCGGTGACTGTAGTGTTGATTCACATGCTTTGCGTATGAGTTTGTTTACTCTTGCTACTGTTTTACCAGCACGCCGATGCGCTACTGTGAGCGCGTTTCTTCTTGTATCATTGTGGTATTCAACAAATACATCACGCGGGCTGTAAGGGACAACTATTTCTCTTGCCATTTGAAGCTAATGATGTGTTCGCCGCCCTCACCAGCACCAGTTACCTCTAATGGTAATAGCTTAGAATATATATTATAAAACTGTGTTGGATTGTCACTTGCCCATGTTTTCATGTGGTCTGTGCCACCAAGCTCATTGAATACAGTAATTACATTGTCTTTAACGGTTGAGCTTAGTTTGTTTGGAGTGCCAGCTACTCTGCCACCAAACTTTTTGCCTGTAGTGTTTGCCATAACTATTTAAACTACTTTAGTTATCCAATGCCCACATATAGCACAATGGCTGCCTATCGTTGCAATGCCTTTTAAGCTAGTCCATTTGAATGATGGTATGTTATATGCGTGCTTACATTTATCTTGGTCTATTGGTGTTGTGTACATATCTATCTCCTAGATAATAAAAAACCGCAATTAAGCGGTCTAATTTAATGAGGGCTTATCACCACTCACTACTTTTACCAACATGGTGCAATTTACATCTTTTGCGTAGCGTTGATAATTTACTGATTGGCGTTGCAATGTTACATCTAACACAAATAAGCATACTGTCTTTTACTGGCAGCTTTTGCATCCATTCGTGTGCATAACATTTTTTCATACAATAATAATCAGTCTATTTGTATTTGCTTGAGAATGTCCTAAAACATATCCCTAATTGTCTGTTTATTTTCCATTGCTTAATTAAGCGCATGAAATGCCATGTTCTATATTTAGCTGTCATTGTGAATTGTTTTGTATTTAAAACACATATTGCGGAACATCGTTTCATCCACCGCTATAGTCGCATTTGAGAATTGCCTAGAATTAATCTCAAAAAGTGGCGATGCCCCTGAATATGTATTCTTAAGTTGTTAGTGTGCCAGTGCTGAACTCTGGCCTTGCAGTAAATGGGCATCATGTGCGCAAATCGCGCTGCATCGCATTCTCTTCCGTATCAGCCTACGCATTACACTAACAAGCTATGGCTATTAAGAGCGATTAAGTTAACATCATCACTCGACTGCATTGACCCCAATCTGGCTTCTGCCAGCGAAACTTTCAATGCTAATAACCATACTTCTTAATGCTGTTTTTAGAGACGGCTAAACCGCCTCTGGCATAATTTGCATCATTTAAGTGCTGGAATACTAGATTGTGTGTGTATTATGTGCCTAGACACTATATCTTGTCAATAGGTTCAAAATTATATTTTTACTTTGTGCTAAATATTCATCAAATACCTCACTTTTACGACTAATCCCAATCTTTGTGCATGTTTTAGCAAAGCCACTATTGATTAGCAGATATGGATACATGTATTGCGTGACTAATACCATTTTGTGCTTGTCTGGCAATTGAATAACCATCTTTTCTATCAGTATGGCATCGTTTAAATCAGGCGTATGCTTTAGGGCTGGAGCTTCCCATACTGGTGGGGCTTTGTAGTTGCCTTCTAAGCTCTTGGCACGTTGATATTTTGGCTTGTCTTTGAATACAAGTTTCCAGTTGATTAATCTAGGCTCTAAGTCGGTCATTTGCGCTTCCCATAAAGAATATTGCCTATTGCTTTTATCATCATCTTGTAGAAGTTACTCATGGCGGCTATCTGCTCTGCCATAATAACCAGGTGTCCACTATCTTGCCAGTATCGTTGCTTCATGGTGTGTAACTCATCATCATTCTTGACGCTGGCTACACGATGCTCTAGGCTGGTTTTAACTTTTGCTGGTGGTATTTTCATGTTAATGCTCTAACTAGTCGCATTATTACTGCGTGTTCATGTGCTATAGCCAAATCAGAATCGAAATCGCCAGTTTCTTTGATTGCATAACCAAAGTCAGCGAGTAATAAATGTATTACTTCATGCAAGGCTAAACGGTTTAAATCATCTTGAAAGCAAAAATCAGCCTTGCCTTTTTTAGTTAATGAGAAGCACGCTAACTTGGATTTATTGTTGTAAGTGGTGCGAGCTGCGCTTTCAATTTGATGATGTTTGTAATCAACTTCCCACTCGGTAATGCCAAACTTATACAGCCAGTATTTAACTGATTGCTTGAATTTATTAAAGTCTTTATTAGTATATTTATATTTATTCATATTTCAACTATCATTTTACTTGTAGCCTCAAATCCGCGCAATATGGTAATCGGTTCAAAAATACTATCATCAACTTTTAACGCTTTCGCTATGCCATCAATAGTAGATTTACTAGCTGCCAGCAAATTATCTAAATCTCTATGTCGCTTGTCTGACTGCACAAAAGTTATGGTTAATGGTATTAGCCCAATGTGGTCATATTTTTGCGTCTGTAACGCTTCTAGCGTGATGTAATAGGCGTTTGCACTGGCATTATCTTTGGCTTTTACTGTTGCACCCCAATGTTTACCATTTTTACGGTTTGGCATAAGCTCTTTATTGGGATATGGCAAATTAATAATCATAAGTAATTTTTCTCACATGCGATTATCATTGATGCTTCCCATTGATGCAAAAACCATAGCTTATTATCAAAAATAAATCCGCCAGCATGTTCAATACCATAATGCTGCCCAGCATCATAGGCACTATGGCATTTATGGCATAAATAAGCTCCAAATAAATCATGTGCTTTTATGCCCATGCCTTTGCCATGTCGCTGGCTGTTGCTATGAGCCCATACAACAGTGCCGTCATTCGCGCCACAACTCACACATGATTCGTGCTTTGCGCTGGCTTTGAGTTTAGCGTTTCTATACATTAATCTCACCATAAGTGCCAGCATACACCTTATCACTCTTCCATTCACGCCTTGCTTGCTGGCTTTGTTCGGTGTACTTGGGTATAAAGTGCTTATGATTAGGATTGTGTCTGTAAACTGGTGCGGCTAATCCAACGTAAGGCTCTGTTGGTGATTGCTGTTGCATAAATAACTTCGGCTCTTGGTCATAGTCTATGCCATCCTCGCGATAGTCAAACTTAATCGCTTGCCATACATTACTAGCTTGAAACTTACTACGTGGCTTGATTAATTTGACATATCCAGCATCAGCTAACATAGTCACCGAGTGCGTAAAGTAGTTTCTTGCTGCGCCCAAAGCATCCTCTAGTTGCTGACACGTTCTAGGTTCGCGCAAGCCTTCAAGTATTCGGTTAAAGCGATTGCGCTTGTTTATTTTCTTTGCGTGAATATGTGCTGCTAAGTTAATCATCAATATCCCCTATCATCAAAATAAAATCCCAAACTATCACCAAATCTAAGCATTACTTCTTGTACTTCTGCCGCCTCTGCTGTGTTTCGTGGTGTTCCATCCTGTTTCTGGCTAAAGTGTCCAGCCAATCTAATTTCATTGCCTGTTTCAGGGTCTGTTATAAATACTGGATTGCATTTAAACATCAGCAAGTCATAGGCATCGTCATGGTCATAGCCAAATCGTTTGCCAAATTCAGTCGCAAACTTTCTTGCCCATTTGTTTTGTTGCAGGCTGCGCTTACTTTTCTTAGGCTTAACGCTGACATGCCAAATAGTTGCTGTTAAGTCTAGACGGTCTAGCTTGTCGTTTAAGCCAGCACGATTGTTAGCGGTTAAGTCGTACTCAATCACAGTGCCAACTCTTTTTCTGTTGTGGTTTCGTCTTGTAGTGCTGGCGGGTCTATTTTGATAACACGGCTCATTTGTGTGCCGATAAAAACACGCCAGCTTTTTTCTTTGGCCACAGATGTGGTTTCATATATTTTGTGGCAAATACCACACTCGAACATATCTGTACTTATGTCTACAACAATGAACGCACAGCCAAGCCCTTTTTCAGACCCGCAACAAGGACTAGGCTTAACCACCATCACTAAATCACCCACTTTAATCATCTCGTTATCTCCTTAAACTTCTCTTTCATTGCACAGTCTCAATCTCGTTAAAGTTTCGTTTCATACACGCTTCGCATATTGGCGCTATGGGCAATGCTGCGTATTTGTTTATCTGCTCTATAGTTTCTGTATCAGCTTCGTCTAGTGGTGCGTTGCATTGGGTGCATATCATCTCGCTATCCTTATCATCTCACGTTTAAGCGCATCTATGTCGTGCCTACCGTTGCTTTCAATCTTTGCTAGGCGTTCATCTTTATTGAATCGCATAATCCACCGTGACATGCAACCGATACAAGTCATGTTGTAGCTACCAGTGTTATTGATGCAGTCACGGCACATTAGTCAAACATCCTTATTTGTTTATTAGCCATTGTTATACGTTTAACGCTGGCATCAAAGTAATCTTTGTCTAGCTCGCAAGCTGTAAGCTCAAAGCCTAAGTTATTGCAAGCAATAGCGTGTGAGCCTGAACCTAAGTGAGTATCTAGGATTTTTTGTCCATCTTTTGCAAACTTAGTTAAAAGCCATTCATAAAGCTTTACTGGTTTTTGTGTAGGATGAATCCGTTGCTCTTTATTTTTCATGTCACCTTGAATCATTCCATTCCAAGTGTATTTATATTTTTTAACGGAGTTTATTAGTGAGCAGTAAGCAAGCTCGCCATCACCATTTGTGTAATCTTCTGCTGTATCTTTATCCCAAAAAATGTGACCACCACTTAAAAATCCATAAGGGTAATAATTAACTCCCCAAATAATTTGATGTTTGCTAACTCTAAAAACTTCTTTAAAGTAATCCTCATTTGGCACTTGTGAATCCCAATTCTTTTTTGCATAATTAGTTCTAGTGGTCTCCGCCACATTAAATTTAATTCCTGCTCTAGCGTCATTAGCAACATCAATCCCATACGGCGGGTCGACTATTGCTAAGTCATAGAACTTATCAGGCGTGGCTTTTAACAATTCCATGCAGTCAATGTTGTATAGCGTAGCCTTACCTATGGTGATTGGGTTCATGCGAACATCCTTATTTGTTTATTAGCCATTGTTATACGTTTAACACTGGCATCAAAGTAATCTTTATCTAGTTCACAAGCGGTTAGCTCAAAGCCTAAGTTATTGCAAGCAATAGCGTGACTGCCACTGCCAAGGTGGGTGTCTAGTATCTTGTGGCCAAATTCTGCAAAGTTATCAAGTACAAATTCGTAAATCCTGATGGATTTTTGGGTTGGGTGTATGCGCCCTTCAGAGTTTGTTTGTGCAATGTTCTCGCGGAAATATCTAACGTTTTTATCAAAACTAGTCCACGCTAATTCACCGTCTGCGTAACTATTGCCATGTATAGTTTTATCCCAAAATATCATGCAACGGGTAGATGACAAATGGTCTAGAAAGTAATTGCCACCGAAAATTACTTGGTTTTTGCTTACACGCTTTAGCTCGTCAAAATACTCTTTGCTTGGAGGCTTAATATCCCAATCATTGTTTTTAAAATATGGCTTATCTGACTTGCTTGAACCGTTCTTAAATTTAACTGAACCTGCTCCTATTCCATAAGGCGGGTCTACTATCGCTAAGTCATAGAACTTATCAGGCGTGGCTTTGAGTAAATCCATGCAATCACAGTTGTATAGCGTAGCCTTGCCTATTGTTATTGGATTCATAATTTAGCCTCTAATGCCGCTTTCGCTATTGGTATTGCTATTTCAGGGTGATTGCTTATTTTATTATCACTTATCAAATCTCTAGCCCATTGTCTTTTATCGCTCTGTGGCTTGATATTTTTTGCTACATAGGCTAACACCTCATCTGCATGGCGTTTGTTGCTTGCAAGTGCCAATGGTGAAGGCAGACGGGCATAAATAGTGACATTTGGTTTGCATAATTTCATAATATCGCTAACAGTAGGCAATTCTTTTTGCGATTTAATCCATTCATCAAAGGCATGGCTTACGGTTTCAAACTCATGTGCGATAAGTTTATCAAACCAGTAACGCAAAGTTTCACGGTCTGCACCATTGCGCCCATAAGATTGCCAAGTGACTTTCATCATTAATGCAAACTTCTCTCTATCAGTTTCGTATATCAAAATGCACTCCTAGCTTCTACAGGTTCATCTTGCCATCTGCCTTCATTAAGATAAGTGGCTGGATTAGGTATAAAACCTTTATGCCATTGCTCACAATTTACTTGCCATCTTAAAGCATTTAAAACTAATTGAATATTCGGTTTCTTTTTACTCCAAGCAATCTTAGCTTTGTCTTTACCAACTTTTTTTGGGTAAGCTAACCAAAATTCATCAAAGTTCGATGATAAATATGTCTCTGTCTCTGTCTCTGTCTCTGTCTCTGGTGCATCATGCTGATAACATTCTGATATCACTTTGATATCGTCTAATATCAGCCAATGTTTTAACTTGATAAGTGATTGATTTAATTTAGATTCTGTAATCCTAAGTCTAAAGCAAAGTGTTTTAGTATTGGGCAAGTTGCCTAACATAGCTTTATCTTCACTGGCTATCAGCCAAAGCATCACTAGCACCTTGCAATCGTCACCACTTAACTCATGCCACTCTGGGTCATCAAGTAAATAACGATACAATTTTATCCAAGGGGGAGTTCTGTCTTTAAAGTGCTGAAACTCATCCCAGCCTTTGATTTTCATATAAACCCTTTCAGCAACGCAATAAAAGAGGTCGTAATTACCCGAAAGGATGGCAAGCAGCCGATTTGGTTCTCTAGTATTGCGTTGGTGGTAAAGTTCATATCTTCCGTTTCGTTTCGGCTTACGACAGCCAGTTAAATAAGTTTACGCGCATATAATATGACTGTCAATACAGCTCTTTGTCTGCATCAAAAACACTGTTACGCATATCAGCGGCCAGTCTATCAACATTATTCTTAACCGCTATTAGTATTGTCTTGTATTCGCCCCAAGCCTCTTTACTGCCTATCTTTCTGCCTTGAGTAAAGCCGTGACTTCTGCCGATGATGTAAGCGCATAAGCTAAATAATGCGCCAAATGATAAGCCGATTAATAGTGAGAATATAGAGGCGGTCATTATTTGTCCTCAAAGTATTTGTTTAGCGCAACAATAATGTATGGCGGCACGTAAACATAGCGTTTAATATCATTCAGATAATAGCGAGTGATTTTCGTATCTCTAATTATCTGGCTTAAGTTATACTTACCGCTTCTTAGCTTATCTCTTAAGTTAGCGTCAAAACCTTCTTTTAATTCTGTCATATTAGCTCCTGTTTTCGATTTAAAAAGAGTATTGCACGAATTTATCAATGTGTCAATATGCAAACTATTTTATAACTGATTGCAAATAAATGTTGACATTCACTAAAATATCATTAATATAGACACATCAACAGCGCATCGTTGATTGGCAATGAGGCAAGTTGGAAAGCATGTTTTAGGACTGTGAGTACGGCCAGATAAGGTTACAAGGGTTTATAGGTGAAAGCATAAGTGAGTAGCCTACTTTTTAAGGATATATGATGAGTATAGATATTTGCACAAAATGCGATGCGCCAGTTGATACAGAATTCGACTTAGACTGTTATGAGAATCGTGAATGTGTCTGTGAATCATGCAGAGAGAATGGTAGTGGCTATATGAAACGTGTAGATGTTGATAACTGGGTGTGGACACCTTATGAAACAAGATATTAAATTTAATGGAATTGTATATTTTAAGCTCACGCCTAAAGGTTATGTGGTAGATGACTGTATGCGTAATTGGTTTAAAGATAGCAAAAACAATATTGAAACAGTTTGGCCTGGCATTAAATGCTTAAAGATTGAAGGCGCGTTTAACTTTATGCCTAGACGTGGACAGTTTTGTAAGAGGCCACATAAACTGATAGATTGGAGTGCGGCATGAGCTACGACCACAAATATCGCCAAATGAAACTGAAAGCAGAATACACTTACCCTAACTGGCTATGTGCGCTAATGGTAATATTAGCGTTATGTGTGCCTAGTGGTGTTATATTTTTACTAAGCTAAGGATAAGCCATGCGATTACTTAAGAAACTAAGCAACCTAATATTTGGCACGCAATTCGATACTGATGTGTATGTGATGCCAAGTAAGCAAAGACTGATACAGAATATGTACCGTGAATATGCACATCGAGATTGGGATTGACGTGCGCAATGATTCAGGCATGATAACAGAGCAACAATGGCAAGCGCAGAGCCATATTCAATCTGCGCAACTTGAACTTGAACAGGAACTGAACATGAACATCAACGAGATGAGTTTTGAGCAATTAGTAC